AGTATTGCGTGAAGAATGTCATTTACAGAGATAACAATAGCGATCCTTCGACTCGTTATGTGTTTGCGATGTTTGTTCCCATGGATTGTGATGGTAATACCATGGGACCAAATGCTATGCGTTCATCCATGCAGTATTATGTTGATTTAGATTATTCGGATGCTTAAAAGAGGAAAGTGGGAATCTCATTAGGTCTAGGTCCAGTATTACCCTAGACCTAGTGAGATTGAGATTTTTTCATAATTAATTCAATGGAGCGTGCTAGAAATTTTTGCTTTACTTTAAACAATTTTACTGAAGAGGAATTGTCAGCTGTAAAGCAGTGGCAGTGCCGTTATCTTATTTTTGGAAAAGAAGTAGGAGAATCAGGCACACCACACTTACAAGGATATGTGTGTTTTGAAAATCAAAAGAAATTAACAGCATTGAAGAAGCTGTTAGATCGTGCGCATTGGGAGATTGCTCGGGGTACTCCAAAGCAAGCTTCCGAGTATTGCGAGAAGGATGGCGACGTCTTTGAAAAAGGCGAAAGACCCATGAGCCAGAGCGAAAAAGGCAGCGGAGAGAAGCGAAGATGGGAAGACGCATTTCTAGCAGTTCAAGAAGGGAGGTTGGAAGATGTTCCAAAGGATATTCTATGTACGAAGTTAAAGAATATTGAGTATGCGGTTGATCGTATTAAAGCTTCGAAGCACAAGGTTGAGAAGTTAGATGGAGAGTTGGAACATGAATGGTATTACGGACAAACGGGTACTGGTAAGTCCAAAAAGGCTCGGGAGGAGAATCCCGATGCATATATTAAGGATCCCAAGAATGCTTGGTGGGATGGATATAATGGTCAAGAAGTCGTTATTATAGACGATTTTGATAAGTTTCAAGTCAAGCAATCGGGTGATTTGAAGAGATGGTTAGACAGGTACCCGTTTAAGGCAGAAGTTAAAGGTGGATATTTGGGCGATATACGACCTCGTAAAATAATTGTTACGTCCAATTATCATCCTGAGCAGATATGGGAGGAAGGCGATATAACTCTTTCTACCATATTAAGAAGGGTTACATGTACCCGATTTACCACTACTCCATTTCTATAGTAAAAAAAGAGCGGGGGCCCCGCGTGAGCGGGGGGCCGCAGGCCCGGGGGGGGAGGGGGCGGCAGCCCCCCCCTCGTGTCCATCCCGAGCGACGGAGGAGCGAGGGCAGCCCTTTCTATTTTTATCTTTTTTATTTTTTACATTTTTCATTTTTAATTAAAGATGGTGAAAAGATGGATTGTTTCTAAAAGAAGGTACAGAAAGTTGGGGAAGTCAAGGGGTCTATATAGACCTAAGAAGTCGACTTCTAAGTTGGCGAAGTTGAGGGGAATGGTTAAGAAGCAGATTGCGAGATCTGTTGAGACTAAGCATGCTCAGTCCAACAATTTGCAGTTGAATTTAGTGGGTCCTGCAAATGTGAATTTTGCGACCACTAATATTATTCCCTTGACACCATCTGCTGTCACGAACCCTATTGCTCAGGGTTCTGGAGAAGGCCAACGTGTGGGAAACAGGATTAAGATTAAGAAGCTTACTTTTAAGGGGATTATTCATCCCCTTCCGCAGAATTCGACTACGAATAATTTTCCGCGTCCTCAAGTGATAAAGATGTTTATCTTTTCATCCAAAGATGATCCTAGTGCTTATCCTACGATTAATAGCACTACGGGGGATTTTTTTCAATTTAATAACGGAGCAGCTAACATTTATGATGATCTGTTGAGTGATATTGCTCCAGTTAACAAGGATAAGTGGACGTTGCATACTACGCGTACTTTGAAAGTTGCGTATTCTGATTATGGAGGAACTGGAAGTGTTGCAGGGAATCAATTCTTTGCCAACAATGATTTTAAGGCTTGTGCAAAGTTTTCGGTTGATGTCACCAAGTATTGCGTGAAGAATGTCATTTACAGAGATAACAATAGCGATCCTTCGACTCGTTATGTGTTTGCGATGTTTGTTCCCATGGATTGTGATGGTAATACCATGGGACCAAATGCTATGCG